CTCCCAATACGTTGTGTCATGTTTCCATATAAGGAAACTATCTACTTTTGTTACCCGGATGGTGTCGCTGATAGTGTCGCACCGATAACCTTTTTTGATTGCTTTGTTGAGGTGGTAATTAACTGAACAACTACACACCAATAGTAAAATAATTAAGTACTTCATTAAAACGAGTCTTTGATTGCTTTGGCTTTTTTGATAAACGACTTAAAACGTGCAATGAAACCTTTGTCGTCCCCGTATTTTCGTCGTATCTTTTCATCAATACTAACCACTTCGATACTGGCAAGGAATAACCCAACCAATTTTGTGAGTGTATAGTCAACTGAAAAGACGGTTTTAACCATGTCGTTAACCATTGCAAAATCAATGAGGAAGAAAAGAATAACCGCACTTTCGTATGTAATCATTTTACCTACTAACCCCTGACGAAGGCGACGACTTGAAAACTTTTCCGTAGTCAAACGAACCGCGACAAAGGTATCTAAGAAAATAGCCAACCCAATGACTAATAAAATAACTTGGATAGGCGCAAAGAAGGAATAAACCGCAACGAGTCCCGTGATTAAATACTTCATATTTCGTACTTCTTTAACTCGTGAAAAGTCCACTCAACAACCTCAGCAGTGGTAAACGTCGAAGTGTACGTAAAACCATCTAAGTTCACACCATAATCTTGTGCAGGTGTAGACAAAAGAACGTCAACTCTACACGCTTTGTTTTTAAGGTCGTCAGTAATATAAACCACCTCTATAGTTGGGTCGCTTATTGTCTCTTCGAAAAAGATAAATTTATAGTTTGCCATAGATTAACTTATTGTAGTTCCATTCACGTTACACACACGCACCCAAATACCCCAAAGTCCCGATATTTTTGAAGACGTAGTAAATGGGTTTGGTCCTGCCGTCTCTGTGCTTATTCCATTTGCCCCCGTTTGGTTGGTACTTACCCACATATAACGTCTAGTTAAATTGAATGGTGCGTAATTGTAAAGAAAGCCACCCGGAAAGTTGAAGTTCATGATGTTCATAGCTTCATAAATATTAAATAACTGCCAACCGTTCAATCCTTCAATCGTGCTACTTGTATATTGGGTAAGTTGAGCCGTCCAAGTACGCGTAGTTGAATCTCCAAAATAGTAAGCGAGTACCGTTGAGCCGTTAAACGTTGACCAATCAATAGCAACCCCACCGCCATAACCTTGACCGCCATTTTTATTTGTAAACCTATTCGTGTTTCCGTGAGGGTTATTAAACGGCAAGGTCGTGAAATTCGTGAGCCTTCCGCGTTGCGTTGCGCCATCGTCACCCGTTGCATAGGACGTTGTTTGTCCCGTCTTTTGCAAGGTCGCGCCCACGGGCATAAATGAAGACGTATTAATTACGATGTCTACGTGGTCTTGGTTTCCGTTGTGCGTTACGCTTTGCGGTGTTATCGTACCTCCCGTTTGATTCTTTAATCGAATATCAAGCGGCTCTTCTGCGTGAATAGTAAATAAGTTACCACCGTTAACCGTGATGTCATTGTTTTGAATAATGTACTCAGTTGTAGCGTTTGAAGGTGTGCTTACATTGGCAAGTGTGCCGTCATCTTCTTTCTTAATGTGTACAATTCCGTCGGGTGCTGTTATTGTAGCGTTGTCGCCGCAGTCAATAGAACCCGAAGTGATTAAGGTAGGAACTGAATTGTAAAGGTCGTAGGTAGCAGGTTCACACGCAGGAAGTGTTACAATTATTTCTTCGTCTTGAACGCTTGGGTAAATCTCGTCGCTTAGTATATTTCCATCTTGGTCTTTAACAATTAAGTTAACGTCAGGCAAAACTAATAAACCACCACTTGCAACGGTAGCCGTGTAACTTCCGTCCGAGTTTTCGACATTTCCGTCTGCGCATTCTACGGGTGTAGGGGTAATCGGTTCCATTGGTATTTCACAAGGTCCATAAGTAGCAACCTCAAAAGTAATACCCATTACCCACCCAGCAACGTAATCTAAATCGTAGTTATTTAAAGGTGTCATTGTAGCCGTTCCAACCACATCTAACTGCGCGTCCATGTCGTTTATGTAATAAACATACATGTCTTTCAATATGAGTTGACAGTCGCTTAGAATAGTGTTTAAATTGGCGCGGTCTTTTTGTATAATGTCAACGCAGTAAACGTTTATGCTAAATTGGTTCGTGTTTAAGTCTTCAAGGTCGCTCAAAGGTTCAACGAAAACAACCGGGTACTTCTCGTCTTTAGTAGAAAAGTTAGGCATCTGTTCACGAAACTCACCCCCATACTTTTTAATTTGCAAGTGAGCGTTACAAAATTGCTCTATTTTAGAAAGTAGTGTTATATAGCTTGTCATAATGTAGCGTTTTCTTGCATTTTCTTAACCTTATTTTGTGTGCTTGTTACATCACTTTCGACGACCACCGCTTTTACCGTGAGTTGGTTGTTATTGTTCTCAACGTCTTGTGCTGCGCCCGTGGTGTTCATGTTGTTACCTTGTCCGAAAAGTGAGAACGAAGGCGCACCCCCTCCAGCGTTTTGCGTAGCACCGCCGCCACCCATTCCTGCACCACCTCCACCGCCTGCAGGGTTTCCGTTTTTAGCACCATATTGAGTACTCGCAATTTTAGCGACATTCGCGACAACTGAACTTAAGGTCAAAGCAAATGAAGCAATAGCACCCGGATTTGGAATACCTGCAACTGTTAATGAGTTACTTGCAAAAAAGGCAGTTATTGACTTGTAACCGTCAAGAATAGCCATACTTAACTGCAACGCTTTAGCGACTTGAAACTGTCTTTTTGCTCGTTTCTCTTTGCTTTCTTCGTCTTGCTTTCCGAATCGGTTTGATATTGTAAAGGCGGTTTCTGCGAGGTTGTTGACTGAATTTGCATAGTCTTCGGCCATCTTCATTTTGCGTTCAAACTCGGCCTTTTCTTCTTCAGCTTTTTTATCTCTTGCGGCCTTTTCTATTTCGGCTATTTTATTGGCGGTGTCTTGGGCAATTAAAATCTCATCGGCTGCCGTTATTCCTGCCATGCCTAATTTAGCTTCACTTTCAGCAACTATTTGTGCAATGGCTCGTTCTTGGTCTGTTTGAGTTAACGCTTGGCGCATTGCAAATAGTGCGTCTTGGTCTGCGATTATTTTTTCTTGTTCTTCCTTTCGTTTCGCTGCGAGTTCCTCATTCTTTTTAACTTCCGCGTCAACGTACTTTTGATTTATATTTTTAGCCGTTTGCTCTGCCTCCTTTACATACAACTCATTTAAAGCAATACGTTCTTTTTCGTTATACTTTTCATTCTTCAAAACGTCCTCTTGAAGTCGAGCGTATTTAAGTCGGTTTGCCTCAAGTTCTTTTTCAACTCCGTCTTTCATTAATCCAACACGCAGGTCCTGAATCAAACGTGTAGCTGCTAACCTAGCAGCTAAAAATTGTTCGTAATCTGCGGCGGCTTTTTCTTGTTCTTGTTTAACTTCTTGGTTGAGTTTAACTTCCTCAACCTTTATTTCGTGTGCCTTAGCTTTATTGGCTTTGACTGTGTCTTTCCATAGTTTGGTTTGGTTTAAGAAATTGTTACTCATAAACTCCAAAACTTTAGTTTGGTTCGCTATTTCCTCTTGCATGTATTTATTACGCTCAATTCGTAACGCTAAAGTACTTTTACCTTCGGCATCCAACAAGGAAATTTTTTGGTCCATTAAACCAAGCACCTCTTGACGCTTTTCTTTTTCCTCTTCAAGTGCTGCGGTAGTTTTGGCAAGTGCTTCATCGGCTGCAAAAGACGTTAAACCCATTAAGTCCAAGAACCATTTAACCGCGTCAATGAGTGGTTTAAATGCTTGAGTCAAAAAGTCAACGAATTTAGTCACGAACCCAAGTCTTTCGGCTAACATGTAAAGACCTGCTACAATAGCAGCCACAACCGCAGCAATTAAGAATATAGGGTTAACAAGTAATTGCGCCCCCAACTTAAGAAACGCACCACCAACACTCGCAACCGTAGAACCTAACCCCTTCAAAGAACTTGAAATCGTCTTTCCGTCAATTTTCCCTAAGTTACCTGCGAACAATTGAGCCGATTCGGCAGCACCCTCGAAGTCCATTGACATTAACTGCGAAGACATCAACCCGAAAGCGTTAGACGTTTGCTCGAAACGTGAACCCGAAGCGAAGACCGCAGCCCTTTCGTTAGCATCTTTCAGTTTGTCCGAAAGTTCACCCGCTTTTTCTGCGAGGTCCGCCATTTGTTTAGGGTCCGTTGCGTTAGCTAACTCCCCTTTTAAGGCTTTAAGTTCCGAACGTATCTGAGCGATACCGTTTAACTTTATATTTATTTCTTGGTCTGCCATTAAATAACCATCATTGTGTTATCGTAGTCACCTCTATTCCCACATCCACCAACTGGCTTGATATCTGAGTCCGTGTTTAAGTCACTTGTAAACTCAGGAAACAAAGCCTTATTAGTAAGTAGGTAGTTAGTAAGTCTCTTTTCGTAGAAGGCTGCCATTTGTCCGTAGTGGTCCATAACGAAAGCCGTTTCATTTTGGCTAACGTTGTTAGAATAGTCCCCGAACTGCGTTTGTATACCTTTATTCTTAAGTTGGTATGTTAGTCCGAAGGCTGCTTGTTCGGCTGCCCTCCACGCTACAACTGGCTGTATCTTTTCAACTAAAGCCTCTTCGTCGTTGTTTAAAGTCTGAGCGTTATACGCACCCAATAGATACGCGTAAAAGTACGAACCGAGTATTGCTTGTACTCGCATATCACTCGCTGGCTTAACGTACGGGAAAACATCCGTAACGTCAACGTTTGCAGTTATGGGTGTGTTTACCTTAAGGTAATTTTCAGTTACGAAATAAATCATAATGTCGGTGTGTTATTTTCGCTCAATGGTGGTAAAGCTGCCATTGCTCGTATTTCGTTAGGTGTCATTGTTTCGAGAACCTTAGCCGCTAAAGTTGGGTTCATAGCGTTAAGTGCGTTAATTACCGCTTTACCTTCATCCTCAACGGCTGTAATTGTTTCGTTGACAATTTGATAGTTGGTTATTTCAATGTGAGTATTAATACCTACGACTTTTAAAAGTTGGTTAAATACATCGGCAACAGTTTCGCGCAAAGGAATAATTGTGTTTTTCTCAAAAATTACGTACGCTTGTTTAATGTCCGAACCCGAACCAAGTGAACCCGTAGTTCTAACCCCAAGAAGTATTGGGTCGATGGTGTGAGCGAAACAAATTTGCTCCGTGTTTAATTCAGAAACACCCTTAAACAATTCATCATTTGAGTTTGTAGGTACGTTTACTAAGTCGGGTAAACTTTCTTTGTTATTGGCAAAGAAGGCAACCGCTTTTCCTGCGTTTTCTGCGCCTTTCAACTTGTTAACCGTGTCTTTAATTAACTGCATCTCTTCGGGTCCTTGTGGTTTCTTTGGGAACATCATGGCAAACGAAGGGAAAATGCTATTTTGAATGTTCGACTTTTGTAGGTAGCTTAATTCACCACTCAAAAAAGCGAAGTTTAACGCACTGGTGTACTGAGGAAGTGGGTAAAAGTCTTGACCTACACTTTGACCTTCGTAAGCCAACAAATAACACCCGTCTTTGTGTTCGGGGTGGTAAGGTAAATACGTCTTTATTTGAAGTCCGTACTCCCAATCCTCATTTACTGCGTATATAGTTTTCGTTTGGTTTATTCTTACCTTCTCAGGGGCTACCCGGTACACGTTAAACACCTTCCCACCTTTCAACTCAACGTGAAAATAGCATCTATCGTGAAGAATAATGTCTTTAGTGATGGCTTTAATAGTTCCTTTCAAGCCGATTTTCTTACCGAACGAGTAAAGTACAACCTTTTCCATGTCGGTTAACTTTGTCTCCTCGAATGAATAACCCCCACCGATTGCCGCGTTAGTCTTAAAGTCTACAATAGACCCATGCAACGGACTCATGAAATACATTTGATTCATGTACTGAGGGAATAAATTGTCAAACCCGAAACGCACGTAACCTTGTGTAGTGTATCTTACATCTATTCGTGGTAATGACAAGTTACCTTCAGGCACTTTTAAGAACGGTGTACTAAAACTTTGATAACCCGTATCAACTACTTTAAGACTTTCGTCTTTTTTAAACTTTCCAAATAAACCCATTATTCATAAATTGAATTTGATACACCTTCGACCACCATACGCCCCTCTTCAACTAAAGTTAAACCGTTATCATTCGTGTTTGGGTCAACTATAATTGGCACTGGACTTTCGTAAACCCAATATCTATACTGACCTATGCGAAACGTCACGTCTACACCCTCATCCAAAAAGAAAAGATTGTAACGATTAACGTACTGCGAAAAGTCCACACCTACCCAATAAATAGGTGCGAGTGTTTGGTCCATCTCCCACACGAATTTAAACAACCATGTCGGTGCTGTAATTGTCGCACTTTCGGTAAGCGTTAAAGCTATTGTATTGTTTTGGTTTTGTTCAATGTATATCATACTATCTTAATAAGTAGTATTTACAAAAGTTGGTTAAATAAAAAAGGGGGCTAATTAAAACCCCCTTCTAAATTCGTGTTTATCTAATTAGATAATGTCAGGAATTTCTGCTGCGTCTACTTCAAATGCAAGATTTTCGTTTTCCGCTACGAAGGAAATGCTGTACTTTGAGCCATCGGCTTTACTTGTGCCCGACCCTTCCGTTACGGCTGTAAGTTGAGCGTTTGGAAAATACCAATATTTCCCGTTAGCGTCACCAACTACTAAAGCCAAGTCGCGTTGACCTTCGCCAAGGATTTTAATTGCTTTAGACTTAGCCGCCTCACGTCGGTGGAAAATCAAAGTGATAGTTTGAGTAATGAAAGACGAACCATTTACAAGGTCAATCGCTGCCTCTTCCGTAAACATTCCCGTGTTACGTCTGAACTCAAAAGGAATGAAAGGGTCTGCAAGTGTACCGAAAGAAGAAATTATCCAGTTAGCCTCAACAATAGTTCCCGTCATGTTGTCCATGTCGTTAATATAAATTGAAGTTATCCCTCCGATATTGTTGTCGCAACCCTTTAAAATTGTTTCTATTGTTGTACAAGCCATTTTATTTAGTATTTAAGAGTTAAAAAAAAGGGGGCGGTTAACCCCCCTGAAACTATCTAAATAATTTTAGCAGTATTGGTCTCCACCATACCAAACAACCTGAGTAGTGTTCACAACGTAGAAACCTGCTTTAAAGTCAGCACGCGCACCGATACGACGGTCCAAAGTTGTCTTAGAGAAGTCAACGATTTGCAAGTTGTCTTGGTCACCTTCTGCATCTAAAGCATAGATGAAGTTAGTGTAGTCAGACAAAATGATTGTTGAAGCAGGAAGACCATACTCAACTACAACTGGGATATCCAAGTAAGTCAAAGCCAAACCTGTAGTAACGTTCGTGATTGTGTTAGTCGAAGCCGTAGCGATTCGGTAGTTAGCAGCAACGTCAGGAGAAACTTTGAATTGCATGTTAGCAGGATTAACCAACATTTCGTTAGTCGCAGCCGCCAAAGTAGCACCCATTTTAGCAAGTACGTTTGAAGACGTGATAGCCGCGTAAGTTCCTGCAGGTGTAATAAAATCGTCAGCAGTACACAAACGCAACAACCAACCATCACACAAAGCCAATGCAGGTGTAGCACTTGCCGTATCACCTCTCCACATCAATTGAGCAAGTTCTTGGTGACCTTTCTTCGCCATTTGTGCCCAGAAGAAGTTCATGAAAGATGCAACTGAAAAATCAGAGTTAGAACCTTTAGCCATTTCCAAAGCCAACCAAGATTGTTCTAGGTCGTATTGACAAACAGATGCTTGTGAAGTCAATGCACAAACGTCGATTTCTACTGCTGAAACTTCGCCGTTTTGTGCTGTAAAGTCACATTCTGCCTCAGCAAGAACCTTGTCAAATACAACCGTTGCAATTTTTGTTTTGTTTTTGATACCCGGAAGGACACGGTAGTTAGATACTGCGTTCTCCATTCCGTAAAGAATAGAGTAATACTCTGAAGGGTTTGCTTGAAGTAACGCGCTCGCGTCTACTGTCAAATCGAATTTGTACTTTTTAGCCATTGTCTTTATTTTTTTAAGAAGTCAATTACTTGGTTAAACTTTTGCGCCGCTGTCATTTTGATTTCTTCAACGGGTGCGACTTCCTCCGTTTCAGTTAGTTCATTCTTTAGGTCTGCGATAACTTGCAATAGTTCGGAAATTCGTTGCTCAATGTATGGGCTAACGATTGCCAAAATAGCGTCGGTGTCTGCTGCAGGGTCAATAGCTGCTTCAACTTCAACAACCTCTTCTTCCTTAACGGACTCTTCGGTTACTTCGGTTGTGTCTGCTAATTCCACTTCCGTAGACGCTTCAACTTCCATTACTTGCTCCTCAGTCGTAGGAATTTGCACGTCAACAACTTGACCGTCTTTTACGATAATCAATGTGCCGTCTTCGAGCGTGTGTTCTCCGTCTGGTAACATATTATTTATTTTTATTTGGTTGCTTAATTTAAGACCAAGAAAGCCCTCAATAGAAAAGCCTACTTGACCTGCTTCGACTAACTTGTTATAATAGTCCGTGTCCGTGATTTGTGCCGTGACCATCAAAGTTCCTTTAGGTACCTCAATACCAAAAGTGCTTTTCGCCTTGTCCGCTTCGGGGTTGTCAACTAACCACGCTTCGAGAATGTAGGCAGGAACGATTTGGTCTCCTTCGTGTTCTAAGTTGAAAAGGTTTCTATTGTTCAAGTTCAACATGAAGTCTTTGAAAATCGTGTCTATTTCGACCTCGCTAAATTGTACATAGTACTCGCCCATGTCATCATCACGTCTGTAAATGTCCATAGGAATCATTGCAGGTGCAGTAATACGATATTTTTTCTCGTCTGCAAAGTGACTTTTTGCTTGGGACTTAAACGCGACACCCTTAACCAATACGGCAGGGTTTGCAGTGAACGCTATAGCGTCTACACCAAGCGGTTCAGTGCCGTCGTTGTAGGCTTCGTCTATGGTAATTTTGTAAGTTGGTAAACCTTCCATTGACTTAATAAGTACGCTAAAAAAGTTTTGGTTAATTTTTCAACATAATTTTTATACCTTTGGTTAAAAT